GAGCGGACGCAGCGGGAATTATTGGGGCGTCTGGTGAAATAGCGTTAGATGGGAGACTAGGAAGAGTGGTTAAAATAAATGTATTAACACCGCCTGGAACAGTTTCATACATTGCAAAATCTGGCGTAGGATTGAGCGATTGGGTATTAACTGGCACTGGAGTATTGATACTTGACAATACCCATTGATTAAGAAATCCAATATATTGATCACCACGGCTTGAAGTTACAAAAGGTGCCAACGAATCTGAATGAACGACTTTTCCATCAAAATCGACAGGAACTATTGGAAACGATCCAATAATTGTAATTTCTGTTCTATCTGGGATCGAGATAGCGTTATAGAAAAAGGAACTTACCGTATAAGTTCCGTTTAAGACTCCACTGCCAGTAGTAGAATCTTTTATAGTTATTGTGTCTCCCGCAGTTAACTCACCAGTTCTATCGCCTTCAATATATACAATGTTAAAAGTTCCGCCGCGAATTGCCGTATCGATACCACTTATTGTTATAGGCATTTCTTGAATTTGTATAACAGTATTTACTATGTTTAAAGTTGATCCTACGGTTGTCCAATAACTAACATTATTAAATTCATCTTCTGTGGAAAACTGGAAACCTGGAACGAAAGTAAGAGTATGATCTCCTGCAATTGTTATTGTATTTAGAAAAAAATCAACTCCAATAACTGGATAACGAAGAGACATTTCTTCAATAGTAGGTTGAGTAGACGAAGAAATCCAAGGAGAAACTGAATTAATACGATACAACCAATTAGGATTTGCGTATGTCCATGCATTGAGTTCTAGATATGGATTATACTCTATGATAGGTCGTCTTGCCTGAACGGCACCATTAACGTCTGGAACATCTAAGCGATGATACCAATAGTTAGTTTGAGACCACGGGTCGAGTTGTGGCACACAAATAATTGTAAAATCCCATGGAAAAGATCCGAGACCAGGATTTTGTAATGCAAGTATCCAAGTGCTGCTTAAAGGTTCCCAAATATTTAATTGACCATCACCAGCATTTGCAGTGCTATCCCACCAATATGGTGTGTCTTCAGGAAACCCCACGCGCGGGCCTGGAGGTGGATTGGCTGTAGTCCAGCCGCCGCCAGGGATGGCACCCCCGTTAACGTTAGTTGGATCGCTAGGGATTCCAATATTTCCAACTTGTGTCCACCAATCGAATGGATTATCATCCCATTGGGTGGTATCCCACCCAAGACCACCTGAGTTACAAGAACAATCTTTCAATACTGCCAGTGCATTTAATTGGACTATGTAAGCTGCTAGCTCTGCGGGTGTTATTGTAGGTGTTATAAGTTGTTCATTGATATAATTATTCAATTCGTTATAACGAGCAGTATAAACTTGACAAATACTTTTGATCGTTATGTAGTCTGGATCTGATCTTCCAATTGGGTCATACCAATAGTAATTGGTATAGTTGGCTAATTTATCTGGGTCAATTGGTGGTGCCCAGTTGAATTGTAGCGCGTTACCCCATACTGGAACACGTGCTATATCAACTTGTGTATTCATTAGTTCTGTCTTTACGTTTTCCCAGGACAGAATTGCTTCTACTGTGGCTAGTTTGGTGTAAAGGACTGGTTGTAACTGCCATGCTTGGCGCAATACAGTTAATTCTGGGAGCCTTGTGTCATGATAGACGTAATCACCGCTTGAAGTTATTTCAAGTGATGTTGTGTTTCTTTGCCCTATAGATCCAAATGTATATTTTGACTCGTCTTTAGATAGATATCTATTAAAAACGTTTGCTGAAATATATTTGTTAACATCTTTTTGGAAAACCGTAGGTAGAAAACTATACAAGTCCGTGAACGGTAACTTGTAATCTGAATTATTTTCCATTAGTCTTTAAGCTCCTTGATAACATATTTATCAGAATAGCGGCTTCCAAAAAATACTCTATTTAAGGGCATTAAGATTGTCGCAAAACTGCCTTACTTAAAGAGGTAACTATGCTAATCTGATTTACTGTTATATCAGGAACAAATATTTCATTATCAGAAACCTGAACTTGATACAAATCACCAAATGAATTATTCGAAGCGGCTGGAACCAATACTACGCTATTGATATCCGATGGCATCACAGCATGTATTGCTGCGGCTAATTCTGAAAAATAGAATGATTCGCCAAATTCAAAATTTGTAATATCAAAAAATTCTTGTGTGGTTTGAATTATATTTTGTTTAATTTCGTTACCAGTTAATGAAGTTAACGGCGACGGAATAACAACGATGGTAGCTTGTAATGATGGTTCGGCGTGCGGACCAAATAAAACTTTAAATCCACCAGATTGCAAAACTATCGTGTCTGAAAGCATTCTACTTTCTAACAAATAACCGTAATCTGTTCTTAGATCAAAAGGAGTTGGTGCTGCTGGTTGATTTGGAACCACCCCAGCTAACCAATTTTTAAAATTAATATAATAATCACGTTGAATTATATACGTATCAATTATGTTAGTTGCTGAAGGATCAATTAGGTTTCGTCCGCGAGTTTTGTGTGTCCAGAAGAAATTCAAACCACTTCTTCCCGGCAAGCGAGAATATACATCACCAGTGTCAGTGTTTGTGGATGAAGTATCATCAATAAATGCTTGAATGTTATCTAGTGTTGGGGGAATTGGAACCGTTTCTGTTTCTGGATCGGCTTGGAAAAAATAAACATAATCTGTTACGACTACAGTTGCAGAGTTATTTCCATTAAAATTTGTAATAGCAACGGCATTTTGTATAGTATTAGAATTGCTATAAGGTAAAATATTATTGAAAGTTATTGTGAATCCTAGATCTCCAGTTACTGTAACATCTCCGCGACCTTGAATATAAGAAATCGGTACTGGTACAATAAGTGGAGTTGCCGTATTGATTAAAGTACCGGACCCAGTAACTGCAACGTCATTTGTTGGATTGTGCCCGAGATAATCAATATCCCAAGTTCCATAAGGAGTAAAATCTACATCTATTGTGAAGTATGGATTAATAGTTCCACCCGCTCCTGCGGGTGCTCCTACGAGAGCGACCGAAACGAATGTATCTATGGCAAAAATAGATGAAAGTGTTACATATGATCCATTGTTAGCACCAGCCCCACTTACAGTAAATTGTCTTCCTGGGACGAAAAAGTCAGTAAGATCGTTAGTGATTTCAAATGTGTTTGCGAAACTATCAACAGCCACAATATTAAATGATCCTGGAATGGTCGAAGTTAATTTCATATTTCCACTTGGGAACGTGATTTGGACCAAAGGAGTTACCGGTATTTGTGATAAAATAGTATTAGCAAAATTCTGGTATGTTTGTGCTTCACTCATTCTAAATGTTACTGTTGACAGAAGACCAGCAACTGTAACATCCATGCTTAATTGTTCATCGACTCCTTCTGTGTCTCCAGAATAAATGAAATCAATCGATTGGTTCAATGCTGTAGCTAAAGCTTGGATAATTCCATTAGAAGCTAAATAATTTGTAACGTTTGTTTTCGATAAGAAACCAGTGGTATTGCTTGTAATTTTTATATTACCGTTGGAAATCTGAGCAACAGCTAAATTTTGCAAGTTAGCATTAAGTACATCAATTAATGATGCATAAGTCTGAATTTGATTTCCATCTGTAGTGAATGAGATTCTATTTACTGCATTATGATAGTTTAAGTCACCATCAAAAATTCCTGACGGAATAGTTTCGAACGTTGTTATTTCAGTACCTAATGTATTTGTTCCAATTATTGGGGTGTTGAACGCTATGAATGTGTCTAGAGATCCAAATAATGGATTTATTCCTGGTACGCTAGATAGCAGTGCAACGAAGTCTACGAGATCGGGATTGAAAAATAGACCACCAAGTATCGCAGGTATTATAGCAACAGTCGATGTACTACCAAGTGATGATGATGTTATTCTTACATTACCACCTACTATGGCTGCTGTTGCGGCGAGGCCCAAATCAGTGTTGAGTTCGGCGATCAATTCAGTATATGTTTGTGCCAAGGAAGCATCAATAGAAATTGGAATTCCAATTCCGTCAATTGCAATAGTTGCTAGATATGTGGTATCTGTACCTGGAACGGCTATAGCAAATGATGTCCATGGTGTTGCTTCTGCGGCTAGACCAACACCAAACAAAAGTGGATTAACACCAGCATCAGTTAGTGCTACAGTTGATGCAACGCCAAATGACGCACTTGTTACACGTATATAACCAGGAACTTCAAATGATGCTACCGCATTAGGAGCTAACGCTGCTGACATTGCTGCTATAACTGCTGCGTAGTCAATGAATGGACCTGTGATAGTGTATATTGTTGGACCCGCCCCGTCAATGTTTGCTGTAAAGTCCCATGAGCCAGGAGCGCTTAATGGACCAATTAGTAGAGTAGCAGGAGAAGGAATAACCGGAAAAAACACCGCATCTTGGAAACCGGCTGTTGCAACAAGTCCTGTCAATGATGGGCCAGTTATTGCGCCCCCAACGTCTATATCTTGATAACCAGACGATGCAACATCTGTTAATAAAACCGTAGATGTTGTACCAACGGAAGCACTAGACACTTGTAAGTTACCATTCGTGATAGAAGCCAAACCTTGTGGAGAAGTAAACCCGTTTAATGTGTTAATTAAATCATTGTAAGTTTGTGAGGAACCCCCAGAAATTGTTATTGGTATAGGAGCCCCACCATCAAATGTAATATTGGCTGAGTATAAAGTTAATACTGTATCAGTGCCAGGAACCGTGGTCCATAGGCCAGGGATATTAACACCTGTTAGTGAAGCAAATAATAAATTAGCACCAGTGTCAATTATTGCTACAGTAGAAATTGAACCGGTAGCAGCGTTAGTTATTTGAATATTACCACCAACTTGTTCAATAGTAGCTAAATTTCCCAACTGTCCTTGAATCACTCCTAGCAAAGTTGAAAATATTTGTGCATTTGAACCAGTTACTGCCAAATTAATTACTGTAGCCCCGTTTAATATTACATTTGCAGTATATACGGTAGATGCGTTAGCCAAGCCAGTAGAATCACTTGCAGTTTTAGGTACTGAGAAAGTAATAATTTGGGAGCCTGAAGTTGCTGCAATATTATTTACTAATCCAGTTATATTAGAAAGAATTTGAGCGCTTCCTATGTTAACTATCTGGAAACCAGATGTTCCCAAAACATATCTAAAATTTTGTATAGTGTAAACTGCATCATTGCTAGTTGAATCCGTTACCTCAAATTTTCGGTACACTGATAAATTTGAAGTTATATCTGGTGAAACGTAAAATCTATTTAAAGATTGAACCCCATTTATTATTGGTAGCGTGTTTACCGCAGGTACTTGATCTATTTCAATCGCAAAGTTGTAAGAGGTTGAGTCTGCTGGTATATTAGTAGAAGAGTTGGCTGTTATTGTTCCACCAACATTTAGAATTGTATAACCTGCCGTTGGTGCCAACAAACCAGTTGGACCATTTGCTGATGCGCGCCCATCAACATTTATCGTGTAAGATGCGGGTGAAACGTTAGGATCATCCACATCAATGGATGGGTTCAGAAGCGGGGTTAATAATACGTCTGTTGGGAATCCTGTATTATTTTGGTCAGATGGAACAATTTTCAATCTATGGATATTATCAAGACCAGTATTCAAATATTCTGCTAATCCGGTTACTATTAGGTTAAGATTATGTTGCAAGACTCCGTTTCTATCAGCATTAACATTTGCGGTCAATACAGAAACGAAATCGTTACTAGGATTTAATGTGCTAAAGCTTACAACTGGTGTTGCGTTTGCAAACCAAAATTTAGTTACTTCACTGCCCCCAAATAAGGTTGATGAAGCATGGGTCACTTGCCATTGGGTAACGCCTGGATTTGGATTAGCAATAATGAAATAATAAGCACCAAACGGTATTGGAGTGTATGTTGAGCTATCCATTGCCGTCCAAGTGTCGGTTGCAGCATCATGTACTAGATAAACTGGAAACGCTACTGATGGTAGTGGTATTGGGTGAGTAGGAGTGGTATCCCCCAACGCATAGGATAATTCGTCTATTTCAGCCGTTGTAAATAATTTCCTACCTGGATTAGAATCACCTCGTTGCACTCTAATTGTGTAAACAGAAGGATTTGAAAGTAATGGTTGAATTACATTTTCAATTATGAAAGTACCACTTAATGCTGGGGATAAGCTCGGTAATACTATATCTTGATTATTATAGAAAACTGCGAAATCGTCACCAAATATTTTTACGTTGTCATACGCTTGACTTGGATCATTAAAATTTATGTAATTACTTTCGCCGGCAAAAGTTCTATTAATAGCACGTAATTTCAATATACTTGGATCTTGCAACATGAACGTGTTGTAGTCTTGTCCATTAACCATACGACTTTGGGTGTAATATACACCTGGGGCTGTTCTTCTTATATGTTCCAAATCTTCTGAAGGAGACGCATTTTGTATTGATGTAGTTAGACTATATTTAAATCCTAATGTTTGGTTGTTGCCATTAGAATCCTGATATGATAGGCTTTGAGTAACAGAAGAAATGCTATTTTGTGGAACAATAACGTCAGCGTTGGCAGAAATACGATACCAAATATTAAACGTTCCAGATGGAATGTTAGCAAATTCACCGTCGCCAAAAATCAATCTAACATCGTCATTTTCGAGTGTTTCTGTTTCATACTTATTTCTAACTCGGTTTGTGTTGAAAATAATGTTTTGAGCACTTGCTACGTCAACTTGAATCCATTCGCCAGATGGGAAATCAGGTATGGTGCCATCATCTATTATTTCTCCGGTATTTGGGTTAATTTGATTTAACCACAAATCTGTTTCATTTATATTATCAGCACCAAGGTCAAATGTTTGGTTGGGGGTGACTCCATCGAATGTTTGTGTTATTTCAACTAATGAACCTTGCTTTGTGAACATTAAAAAACCAGTGGTGCTTGATCCGTCGCCCAATCCATCATTTGCGTAAAGAACTGTGAAAGCTGAATTGTTTGTTGGACGTTTTTCTATTGGACCATTGCTGGTTAACGTAGTTGGTACAAGCTCAAAATCATAGCCAGCATTAGAAACTGAGACCGTGTAAGGAATAACCCCGTTTGGTAATGGGTTGTTGTTAAACGTGTACAGTTCAAAAAGAACGTCTTGCACTTGAACTCTATCATTTGGAGAAACTGTACCAAAATTTCCATTAAGAGCACGATTAAGAACAAGAATGAATTGTTCTTTCCAATCTGGATTTGTTGGATCGTTCCATACAATATTTGTATTTGTTAAATTATTTCCTTTTCCATCAATAACTACTTCTGTGGTTTGGATAGAAGTCATTTTAACAAACCCACGCGCTGGAATATTTCTAGAAGCGGTGTATGAAATGAATTTTGCTAAGCGTAAAACGTTGCCAGCGCGTTGTGCTACAGGCAAAAGGTTTTCGTGAGCATTTAAATCTACACGATACGCCATCAATTCACCTACATAGGCGAATAATTCCATCCAAGCGATAAATTCACTAGATTCAATAAAATCATTAAATGTTTCTGGGAAGTAAATTTTTACGTAATCAAGCGTACTTTGTTTGATTGCGTTGTAATCAAATGCGGTGAAGTTAATATTTTGAAACTGTTGATATACTTGTCGCCAAGTTTCAGCAGAGGATACCGTGGGGATCAACCTACTAGCCATAATTTTAATTTAACCTTAGTTTATTGTTGAAATTGGATGTTAATATTCAGTGCATCTGTAATATTTAGCTCAAGATAAAATAAATTTGCAGATACTGTAACACTTTGATCGTTAAAATTTGGGGTAACTGTAAAATCGATAATTTCAACCCTTGGGTCAAAATTTATTACCTGCAAAACTTCGTCGTGAACTTGTCGAATTGTAGTTTCATCTAATGGTTCAAAAACTAAATCTGGTATGATAGTACCAAAACTAGCCATCATTACTCGTTCACCTTTGCGCGTAAATATGTGATTTACAATATCTTGTTTTACAATATCAACGTTTATTTTTTTGAATCGGCGTGTGATTAAAAAGTCCTGTGTTGAAAACCCTATATAAAGTGGTTTTTGCTGTGCTAGTGACGCCATCATTTCTCCATCTGACTAATTACAATGTATTTATCAGAATGGGTGTGGGTATTTTATCTATGCCAATTTGGACCACGAACTTTAAATTGTCTGCCAACCTCTGGACTATCATATGGATATATTGGAGTATGCGTGAAATCGTCCGCTGTGGTAGTACGTGCCCAAGGTTCATGCTGAGGAACCATGTTTGTCCAAAATGCTGGTTTTGCATTTGGCGTAGTGGCTTGTGTAGCAGAAGGCCCGTTAAGATGAATTTGAGAACCAGTTTGTAAAATAGTTCCTGACGCAAGAATGTCCATATTTGCACCTGAAGTTAAGAACAAAGTTCCGCCTTTAATGTTTACTGCGTTAATTGCTTCCAGGAAATAACTTTCTTGTACTTGTATTCTTAAATTTGTATCTGTTCTAAGATGGATATCTTGTCCTGACTGAAGTCTAATTTCTCCCTGAGAAACCATATGAATACCTTTGGTAGCATACATACGAATTGTGCCGTCTGCGGTAAAATTCATGTCTTCGGTTACACGGGCGGAAAATCTTTTTCCATACATATAAATGTTACCGTCTTGGTCCAGTTCAAGCCAATTTTCGCCTTCTGCGCTATTGATGTATAAACGTTCATTAGTATCATCAAGTATTATTTGAAATCCACCACTGGTACGCAAACGAATTCTACAATTGTTAACACTATCGTCCATAGAGATCGCGTGAAATCCTGGTGTTACCCATGAATATACGTTAGAATCAAGTTTTCTAACGTTGGTAGTCCTGGTTTGGCGATATCCTTGCACAGATATTATAACATTTCCATCAGACTCTGTAAATTTAAATCCTTGGTCATCTATAACTTTAGTATCTATATCGTTTCGATATGTATTTAAGGTATCAGTGTCTACCGCCGCTAGACTATGATCTGCTCCACGGGTTCTGTATTCATAGTTGTTAGTTCGAGAACCAAATGCTGTTGATTGATTTTTATATAACGGTTGAATTGGTTTTTCTCTGGAAGAAAGTGGTCCTTCTGGTTGTCCTTTAGCTGAAAGTTCTTCTGTGTCGTAAAAATATCTTCCATGAGGCATTGTGTGATTGGTCGCCTGGACTGGTAAACAGCCCAAACAAATGCGATTCATTGGATCACCGTTTAGACAAGTGATAAGTACTGAGGCTCCTTCTTTTGGAACATTCCAAAACCCATATGATACTTGCCCATCCGTTATGTTATCATCTTCGGCTCCACGAGACACTTCAGGGGATTGAAGTATTCCCATAAACGGAGATGCCATCATAGCCCAAGGTAAATCTTTAGATAAAGCATATGGTCGGTCACCATACGCGGGTACGCGCACCCGAATTCTACCTTCTTGTTGTGGATCGTCTGTATCAACGACCACTCCAACTGTAACAGTCATGTAGATAAATCGAATATCGGAGGGATCAAACATTATTTAATTTCCTTAAACCATACAGAATAATCCCCTTGAAAATCTGCTGGATAGTACAAAAAGATTTTTTGGTTTTCTATGAAGAATTTAATTTGGTATAGATCACCGAATTTAACTTCAGAAGTAAAATTAATAAAATGAGGTCCGCTAGGGTAAACAATTAAAGTTCCACGTTCTGGTTGAAACGCAAATCCATGCTGGGGGAATTCAAGTTTACCTCCATATACTTCATAATTTTTATCAAATGGGATTTTTGGGTTATAATCACTTAAAAAAATGACACCAGAAAAGTCACGATTAGTATCTCGTATCCATTTTCTATTAACATATTCACTACTATCACATCCTAGTTTTCCGGTAGAACCGGCAGGAAACCATTCTATAAAAGGGTCTTCTATTTTTTTACAATTAACATCATAATAGGATTCAATTCGTGGAATAAGTTCTGCAATAGGTTTTGATATAAATGGAAAGCAGATTTCTTTAAAAACGACTTTTTCTGGATTTTCTTTGTCTATCTTATTGGTATGTGTTATATTGTAATGTGGTATACTGTTTACAATTTCTTCACACGCTAATGGTGATATAAAATTTTGTATTACTAAAAATGGTGACTTGTGTGTTATCTTAGCAGTCATATAAATTCCTTTTGTCTAGGATATTTATTAGAATATTTAGACGTTCGTTTAGTGGTAATTAGCTTAGCAAAGTGTTGAGCTTGGCAGCAATGAATTTCCAATCAACAGATTCCTTAGTTGGATCAATTAAAAATTTACCTTTTTCGAGTAAGTTAGATCCAATCAATAGGGAATCTTGCATATGACCACGGTCATTTAAATTGAAGAGTATGTTATGATAAATTGCATCTTTAATGCGAACGTCAAAGCGAACCACCGGACGTTGCTCAACTCCACCATCTGCGGAAGAGATAGCTTGATATTGTTCTAGATTCATCGTATATCTTACTTCATTAAATACGAAAGATATTACTTGTTCTTCGGTGTCAGTACTTAATGGATTACGTTTTATATTAATATTTTCAGCGTGTAATGAACAATATACTGCTCCAGTATCAATTTTTCCTTTTATTGGTTGATCGCGATTAAAACCAATCAATATAATATCCATAGACTTACCAATAGTTCGACCCTCATAGTCTTGTTTTAATTTTTCACCTTTATCTGGCGATTTATCAAAAACTTGATTTTGTAAAGGATGTGTTGATAAATGTCCTATCATATTTAAATCTTCTTCGGCGTCCTCTTCACCTGTTGGTTCTTCTTCATGTTCTGGATGGCTCGTAGTTGGCATAGAACCACTGGGTCTCATTGGAGGATTGACATTTCCCCCACCGTTGATAGGAGGATGTGAAGCAGCTACATTGAACATATCTTTGGTTAAGCTAAGTGATTGAGGAATAGTAATGACGGCACCTGGAACAATATGTGAATGGTCATTTAAAGTCCATGCGAAAACTACACAATTATCATGTGGAGTTCTGTCTGATGGACGATATATCACAACTGGTTTGTGCCCTTTGTTAAAGATAGAGCGAGCATCTCCGGTACGGTCGCTCATAAAAACATAAGTTATATCTCCGACAGTGAACTTCTCGGGTAATGAACCAAGTTTTCCAGCAGTAAAAGCTCTTTCTAAATCTCGGTAGTTATCAAATCTCATGATAGTTCCTTATATTATCTTATTTACTTATGTAGTCGCATAAAATTCATCTATTCTCTGTTTGAGTTTAGAAATATATGGAGTTATGGGTTTTTTAAAAATTAAAGGTGTTATACCTTTTTCAACAGCCATCAAAGTAATTATCTGTTCAATTTTCATACCAGTCATTTCGTAAAAAGCAAGAGCATAAAAGGTTTCTTGTAAAAAATAGTCTTCAATCATATCAGCAGATTTATCATTTGTTGAAGTTTTAAAATCTATGATTGATAGCACTTTATTGTATTCAGCTACACAGTCTACTCTTCCAGCTACCCCAAAATAATCACTAAACAACGCAACTTCTTGAGCATGTATTTTTGTTATTCTTGATAATAGGATTGTCAATTGATTAAAGTTTTTAATACAAGCTGGGTCTTGATCTTTGGTGGGGTCTGGATCATTGTTGAGATATTTTTCAACCATTAAATGAACTGCTTCACCTCGTTTTTTAGTTCGTTCTGTTTCTTTTTGAGCTTTTTCTTTTCCTAAAGAATTTTGCCAATCTATGAGATATTGTTTTGGTTTATTCCCTAACACAGTAGTAATAGATGGATAATAGGCTCCATCAGGAGTTTTATACCAGCGTTGGTTGTTATGTGTGGTTACCTGTAATTCTGGTAACTCTATTTTATCATGAATAAACAATTTTTATTATGTTGATGAGGTACCAAATCCAACTCTTGGAGATGGGGCCATTTTTTGTGTTGTTTCAATACCGGATGGTGTATCGGTTGGAGTTTTTTCACCTTTAGCTTTTTGATCTGCTGTCTTTTGGTCTGCTATCTGTTTTAGAGAAAGAGTGGTAATTTGTTTTTGTAAGTTGCCGATATCACGATCTGCCACAGAACTTTGATCATTTTTCTTTTTCATCGCCATGAACTGTTTCGTCTTTAACTGTTGTATTTGAGCTTCTGTATTCTCAAGTTCACATAACAAATATTCTCTAAAAGTGCATTTCATTATAACCTCGCTGCCGATTCATCTTCGATGTTATTTACCATATCATTACGATACTTAGCCAACAGAGCAAGTTTTTTAGCTTCTTGCTGTTGATTTTTTTGACCTTTATAATGTGCTTCAGCATCCAGTACTTCCTGTTCAGAACGAATTTTACTATTTGCAATTTGAGCAGCATATTTTGCTTCTTCTGCTTGCGCCTTCGCTTTCTCGGCTTCGGCTTCGGCTTTGCGTGTATCAACGTCTGCTCGAAGCATATCAATAACTTTGTCTAACACTGATTTGGCTTCATTTTCATCAGGTGGAGCCGCCGCTCCTATATCTGGTAAACCACCTTCTTCACTGTTCAAGTTAGGCATGTCATCTTCACCACCCATACCACCCATACTGCCCGCGTCCCCTCCGGGAACTGCACCTCCGGGAACTGCACCAGCAGGTTCTTCTTGATCTTCTGGTACCTGTGGCCATTCTGCGTGAATTATATCAAATCTACCACGTAGATTGAATAGCAATTCAGCAATTTCATTCGGGCTTGATTCTGTTTGGTTTAATTCAGCCGCAACAATATTTTCAAAATCATCAGCTTGATCGGGACGAATATAGACAACTACAATTTGTCCTTGCTCATCTTTGAGACCGAAAGGAACGGAGTTCCTTTGAAAATCTAGTCGTTTTTCGGCTGAACTTAGTTTAGATTGAACATCCGCAGGATTAAATTTTGGTTTTGCTTGAAATTCTAAAAGTTTATTTAATGTACTTTCTTTTAGATTAAGCGGAGCAATTGATTCGTTATGATACCTAATCACTGGAATTTTTCCGACCTTAGTTCTACGACGAAACATCTTTGATTTTGAAAATAAACTTGTTGGATAAGCAGCAATAGCACCCCCACCAACCGATCCACCTGCGGCATCTTCACCTAACTCATCTCCATGTTTCGAACGATATGTAGACCACGCATCATAGCGGGCACGCCCTTTAAAAATATTTTTAGTATCTTGATCGGGCCAATCTCCCCAATAATTATGCCAATCTTGCAGTTGATCTGCGTAGAGTTCTTTGGCTAATTGTTGTGCTTCAGGCGGCAAAACCTTAGGAGGACGGCTACCCCCCGTCCATGCAACGATGCCACGCTCTTCTCTTTTTTCGCGCGACATGTTTCTAGATTTTATAGTGAATGGGGTGTTTTCCATGATACTTACCTTTTTGGGTACGGATTTAAATTTTATGTTATCAAAAAATAACACGTTGTCTAAGGCAAATTTTGTGTTCATAGAAGGTGAAAGAGTATACAAAAAATCGCGTATATCTTTATAACCTAAAGGATCTCCCAAAAATTCGTATCTAGCTTTAGGAATATTATTTTCTTTAATACGCGCAATAGCTTTTTCGAAGCCATTTATAATTCCTAATACACGACCTTTCCTTTCAGAATCTTCTTCAGCATATCCTTTTCTTCTTAATTTGAGAACCCCGCGCTCAAGTACATCCACAACTATATTAACTTGGAGTGGATCGATGTTTGCATCTCTTTGTAATATATCTTTCATTGGGCGCATACCATTACCTTAAAACATTTGTTGTTAGATAAAGGTATTTATTCAATTCTTAAGAGAAATATAGTATTTGTTACTCTTTGGGAGTTTCCCATTCATCAAGGATATTATCAATTTTAAAAGTGCGCCATTTTAAATTGTTAAAATCATGACCAGTATGAGAAAGCCAATCTTCAAAATTATACATTTTTTTTATTTGACTTTCTTTATAATCTATATATTCTTTGGCCAGAGCTTCCAATTGTTTACAATCTTCTTTGGATGTTTCAGTTAGGTCAATAGCTTTTACGTAATACTTCGGTGCATACATTGGAAGAATGCACCGAATGCTGCGTTCGTCATTTTCTTTTACATATTTAATAGAAACAATTTCTCCTTCTTTCATTTTTTTCTCCTTAAATTTAAATTATTGTACTGATGCTGATCCTTGTACGGTCTTCTTAGGAATTTTCGCTTTGATAGGTGTAACTGGGGTTGCCTGTTGAACTGGGGTTGAATTGTTTGTCGCTTGTGCTTGCAATTCTTTTACACGTTGTGCATTCCATTGACGGATGCCCATTATGATATTGTCGCTTAAAGCGCGTCGAGCAGCATCAAAAATTGCAGCTTGACGTTGTGCTTCTACTATTTTTCCGTTAGATTCTTGATAAAGCGAGAGTAACGCTTTTACGTTGTCTGGCAATTCATCTATTTTGTATTCTACGTCATCTACGCTAATTGTAACGATTGGTTCTTGTTGTTCAGCCATTTTTTTATCTCCTTATTAATCTGGCATTATACCTATGAGGTCGTCCCCACGGTTTTTTTTATCTTGTTTTACCTCTTTACCACTTTTCCAGCCTTGTCCATCATTTTTAATAGGTTGATGACTTAAGTCTGATATTCGTAAACTATTTCTATCCCAAGCTAAATCTATCTGTGGGGTATCTACAGCAACGTTTCTATTAGCCAAGAATTGAAATGATATTATTCCTTGTGCTTTCATAACATCAGTCTGTAAAATCCCAATTAGATCATCTGTAGTATTTACTTTACTTATACCACCTGCAATCATACCCGAATTAAATGTTGATTCTCCAATGGCAATTCTACCTAATTGTGAAGCAGAAGTTCCATACATATCAAAATCTACTATTATTTGTCTTATTTGTTCAGATACTAGCTTGTCTTTCATCCAAACATCACTAAGAGAAACGCTTCGTTCGTTTGGATAACATAGCTCTAGATAGTCTAAAGCAAATAAATCTGGAATCCATCCATATTCTAATTCAAATTCTTTCAAATAAGAACGAATCTCAACTGGCCTAGTCCCAGCCGGCATCTGTTCAATAATAAAAGGTGCCATGCTGGTTCTCGCTTTCACAATTTTTTCAATAACTTCTGACGATCTATTAACAATTTCTTTTGATGGTATTGATGTTATCATTTGAGCAATGCGTTTCCAAATAGTCCGTTTTGATAATTCTAGGGAAATGTACAGGACTTTCTTTCCTTGCAATGCAAAATTCAAACATAAATTTTGCATTGTTATAGATTTACCACCTTTCGGCGGTGCGCTCCAAAGTAATAATTCTTGTCTTTGCAAACCTCCTTCCATCACTCTATCAAAAGATGCCCATCCAGATGATTGTTTTGGATTTTGTTTTAATTGTTCGATCATACCTTCTGGATCATCGGTAACACTTACGCCTAATTCTCGGTGCAACGTTACATCAGCAGCATCATTAATTAATTTTCTTACTTTTTCAACATCAACTACAGATTGATTTAAGATGCTAGCTGAATCTAATACAGCATGAACTAATGCTTGATCTCTACAAAACTGTTCTATTTCAACAGCCGTATATTCAATTTGATCTTTTGTTAATGTATATTTCTTTAATTCTAATCCACTTTCTGCTTTAATTTGATCTACATCAGGAACGGCGTTATATTGCTCATTATATTTTTCAATAAACCGGACAGCATTTTGTAAGCTCGGTTCAAAATATTTTGCTTTGACAAGTCTGAAAGCAATAGCATATAACGCTGTAGATGAAATTAAGTAGCTGATAAGAAGAATTTGTTTTTCTTCGTTCATTATTCGTCCTCACGAATGATAGTTAGTGTTTCTGATTGTTGAAGATCCGATACAAGGGATTCTGAAACTACCAATCGCCAAGTCCCATCAGTAAGAGGATCAAGATGAAAAAATTCTGTTTTGATTTTAAGGATCGTAAATTTGCTAATTATTAATTCACGACCAGTGCCTTCAAAACGAAACACTCGTTTTATCATATTTTTTATTTGTTAATTTGTTTTATACTTTATTGGGGGATACGTTGCTCGAATCATGCTAGGATTTACGAACAAATTTCCCTCTGTTACTGAGTTTACCGCCGCGCTCTCTGTTGTTGATATATCAAAAGCAATAACTATCTCAACCAATTTTTTATCTACAAACGTGAATGGAGAACTGCCAAGCAATATAATCACGTCTTCTAACGATAGCACACTTGGTGGTGAAACAACAGAGGCATTTACAATATAAAATGGAGTCGAGTCGGGGATACTTAGCGTGTTAACGATAGCTTGTATATCTACTGTCTTAACCTTATACACTAAACCAGCTATGCTAATTGTATTTACATCGCCCCAAGGAGATAATCCTGAAGTTAATGGACCAAAATTTAAATTAACAGCCACTAAAGGTAAAAAAGTATTAGCTGATAAAAACTGTATAACCATCGTTATATCAGAAGTTAATTCAGGTACCGCAATAGTTAAAATACCGTTTGCTGTTAAAGAAATTGATGAAGGAGGAACTATTACAGATGGTATACGAGCATTCAACGGTGCAGTGGTTCTCGCTATACATTGTGCAACACCTTCGACTTGATTTGCAAATTGTATAATTAAATTGTTAGGATTTACGTAGGTAATAGACAATGGTTCGGTTTCTATTAATTCTTCATTATTTAGAACATAGGTGATCACACTAGGATTTACACCAAGATTGTGTTCTACTTTCCAAACAGTATTTCTTAATGTTTGATTATGAGTGTATAAAATTTTTCGTGGTTGCCAATCTTGTAGACCTTGAACGATTGGGGAAGGTTGACCAGTTTTATAACTTTGAAGTATAGATTCAAAAACTAAATTACCATGGCAAGACTCGGTTATGATGCATGTTGCCATAACTTCTACGCTTTTGGTGTTTTGTGGAATTTGAATCGTCCGCTTACATCTATCACATTTGTAATTTACAATTGCCATTTATTTGCCCATTATTAGTTTAGAATCGTTGGCTGTAGGAAATTGAATTCCTGAGGTTTCTTGTTGGTATATTTTTTCTAACTCAATTGGAAGTTTTTTCGGTGACGCTGTGACAGTATTACGATATAATTCTATTTCGGAGTCCTGTGCAAATTGAATCCAATGTGCTAGAGCCAATGCAGTTCCGCGCTCTGTCTGAGTTGGTACGAAAGTTCTAACTTTCTCAACAGTAATATGATTAAGATTGCGGTCGTTTTCTACTACTGTTGCTATAATTTCTTCACCGTTTATCATTTTAAAAAGTTTTATTTCTTTGGTCATTTTATCTCCTTATATTAGTATGTCGTATAATTGTTCATAGTCTGGATAAACAGACTTTTTTATTGCGTAATAATATGGTATTCCGAAAAAGACGATTTCTGCCCCCTTATCTATGCCTTCATGTAGATTTTTGGACACATATGAATAACTCACTAAATCAGTTATAATTTGTTTTACTGTTTCTTCGTTTGAAAAGTCTTCTTGCAGTTCTTCAAAAGTCGTTTGATAGTTGTGTTTTATAGATGAAACTTCAGGATTGTAAATAAACTTATATCTATTACTAGGAAAGATATAAAAGGCTTCACATTCTTCTTGTAGTCTAAATGTTTTTGATCCGTTTGTAAAGATAGATCTTTGATGAATATTATGGATACCAAAAGTAACACCGAAAGCGTTATTAAAAGATTCAATTATTGGGTCCACCTTTTTATGGTGTCTGACTTTTATTTGACGAAACCAATCATTTGAGCTATTAATTGGAAAATTTTTCAATAATGGCTCTCCTTTTGATTCACATAGGTATTGTGTACATTTCTGTACCTGAAATAGTTCAGTTGGATACTGTTCAACAATTCCTGAAAATAATTCTTTTGTTCTCACAAGCGCCTCTGTAAACAAATATTTATATGGGAATGCTTGTAGTAAAATAGGAGGAATTATTTTTATTATATTAAAAGGTACCATTAAAAACAAAATAGACCAGAATGGTCTATTTTGTGGTGGCAAAGGCGCGCGGATCAGCGCGGCGTTCACCTTGGAGTGGATGTATTATACTTGTTCAGAGGTTTGAGATTGCGCCTTAAGCTCTGTAATTTTTACGATCATTTCATTACATTCTGATACTACTTTCGGCACTATATATGTTGGTCCTCGTTGAATGTCATCAATCATGTAACTAAAATCTACATGAAATTGATACAATGCAGTTTTAGTCCCATCTTTGGACCTAACAGCTTTGCCCATACCTTGTATAGCTTGTTTAAAGGCATGATTCAAAAAATCAACAATTTGTGTCTTCTCTTTTTCTCCTAAAACCTCTTTGGTACCATATTCGCTCATATACGTTCTCCATATAGAGTTATTAATCGCTCAAAAATTTTGAGCCCATAAGATCATGTTGCAATCTATGAGCCCATTATATAGGAATGCTACGTTAAATGCAAGGTTCATTTGGGTTCTTTTTCTTTCTTTCCCCTTTTTTCGGCTTGCATTAATTTGTGCTCGGCTGCAGCCAATCTAGCTTCTAGATCATCCAATCTATCTTGCTCAGCAATAGTGCTTTGTTTTACATCAGTAATTTTTACACCGGACGTTCCAGCCATAGAACCGTCATTAACTTTACCACCAGCCATAAAAACATCATTAACTCTTCTTACTAAAATTGTTGGAAGGGAATTCCAAAGGTTAGTTGCTAATCTGTGCCAATTTTCATTACTAGTTTTAAAATTAAAAAGATGTGATTCAATAAATATTCGTTGTGGTTCAAGTAATGCAATTACTGCATCGAAGGCTTCTTTAGTACGTGGGGGCGTCGTTACGGAAACAAACTCCTCCAGCGTTTTTGGATGTGATTCATCAGCTAAAATTGCTTGCATTGTTAGAACTCCTTATTCATTTGTGCGAAATACCATTCGCGTGAACTGTTATTTATTTCTTTAACGACGTGCTTCCATTCGAAACCATTTTCTGTGATGGTATCATATTCTTCTTTAATAATGTCATTAGCTACCCATTTTAGAAATTTACCAACATTCTCAGGAATAAATTCAAGCTTTTCTTGCACGAGTAACCACTCTAACCCTTGTTTTAACCTACCTTCAGACAAAACAATATCAACACACGCTCTAATACTATTGATATGTTCAATATCAACTGGAACAATTGTTTTAACTTTTGACTTAGAATGTTTAGTTCCTTTTGTTTTAAACCATAAATTTTCGTCAGAAGGTCTGTCCTTACAGGTCCAAACAATACCTTCACCAATACCAGTGATATCAAATTTCTTACCCCAAGGACATTGTTCCTCGACTTCAATAGTATATTTCTCGAATTCGGCAACCGATGTTTCCGGTGTCTTAAAATTAACTATAATTTCGTAAATAGGAATTTCATAAATGTTATAAATTCCAAATTTGTTGTTAACTCCAATTTGATGAAAATCAGTTACATCAAGCGTTTTAACTAAATCAGGTTCATATTTTCCATTTTTCTTAACAGCAAAAATAACCCATTGCCTACTTGGAAGCTGAGAAATAGCTACTGTGTCTTGAATGCCTTTACCAATCCATTCCCCATAAATGGTAATATCATCGTCTTCATGAGTACCAATCTGATCGAATATTTTGTTAAGTGTTTCTTCACCAAGAGAAGCAACGAAGGCAGCAAAACCATAGTTGTCCCTTGTAATATCAAGAATACGTTCACGGGATTGAGGATGGAATTCGCCATGAAAACGGCGAATTCCAACGTTGGTACCATGGAGTTTTACAGTTCCGATAAAAGTATATGTAGGAATCAAGTGTGGTGAATCTATTTTATTAAAATACTTTTTGATGATCTTAACAACATTTCTAAATTGTTCAATTGATGTAAATTTTTCCATAGTTTACTCCGTTTAAAAATATTACTTTATTAATTACCCACTAACGCATAGCCCAGAATTTTTAAAATATTATCTGCCGCCTCTTCTGGGGTTGTAAAATTTCGTGATGTTTTAGTTCTCGATTTGGATTCGATTGGATCTGTCAATGTTGCTTCCCAGTAAAACGATTCTGTTTTTGTTGACATAATAAATTTAATGTCAACCATTAGAATTATTTCTTCCGTTTTTTCTGTTGATAGCGTTTGGTCGTTCATAATTATTTCCTTTTATGGTCTATTACTATACCAAAAATTTTAGGTATTGTCAATACTAAATTCGTACTTGACTTCGTTAGGTAAGTCACGTAGAATTTGAATTCTATGAAACTAAGCCTGCAAAAAATCTTTTAAAAGAACTTCTTATAAGAAATTGTTAGAGTCAACTTTATCGTAGATAAATAAACTAACCAAGAATAAAATGCTGAGGACAGTGTCTTAAACGAGAGTCTGGAATATCTAAAAACAAGGCGTGTACTAAATTACTCAGCATAGTGTATTAGGAATATTCTTTTTTCGTTTTGCGCTCTAAAACAAATACTCAAAAATAAAAACAAAAGGAGAATAACTATGACGCTTGCGTCACGCGCCACAGAACATATTGCAATTATTGTACCAACAATTCATGACTACATCGACGAATTAAATCAATCTAATGAACCTGAAAGTCTAGGAATACCAAAGTATTATATCCGTCCAACAATTAATCCAGAACCAGAAAAATCTAAAACCTCTTTTGAAAAAATTAAATCTCAACATCATACTGAATTTGAAGATGAATTCTCAGAAGAAATCTGGAGAACAACCTACAAAGACCATAATGATAATTCAATTGATGACACGTTTCTTCGTGTTGCAACAGCAGTTGCTAGCGTCGAAAAAAATGATTCTTTACGTTATACGTGGACTGAAAAATTCTATGATTTATTAAGTAATTTTAAAGCCACTGCTGGGGGTAGAATTTATTCTAACGCTGGTACAGAATATGCTGGTACGACACTTCTAAATTGTTACGTAGGAAAACGTGTTGCTTATGACCCTGATTCTTTAGATGGTATCATTGAGCATTTGCGATCACAAATGCAAACTCTTAAATCTGAAGGTGGTTGGGGAGAAAATTTTTCATATTTGCGACCAAGAGGATCATTCATCCATGGTATAGGAGTAGAAACTCCTGGGGCTGTAAAATATATGGAATTGTTTGATAAATCTAGTGAAATTATAACTGCTGGGTCTGGTCGAAAATCAAAAAATAAAAAAGCAAAAGGAAAAATTCGCAAGGGGGCACAAATGGCAGTTTTGGATGTTACTCATCCTGACATAGTGGAATTCATTACAGCAAAGCAACAACCCGGTCGTTTGACTAAATTTAATGTTAGCGTTAATTGCACAGACGAATTTATGAAAAGAATTGTGCGCGTTTATGAAATTGATAAAATTTTAGCAGACGAAATGAATTCTATACACCCAAATGAAGAACTTGTGGATATGCTAACTAAAGAAAAAGAAGAAGTCGATAAATGGAATTTACGGTTTCCAGATACTACTTATATGCATTACAAAAAAGAATGGAACGGTATATTAAAAGAATGGGAGGGTAAAAATTATCCCACAATAATTTATCAAACTATTTCTGCTATATGGTTATGGAGTTTAATTATGGAATCAACATATAATAGAGCCGAGCCAGGAGTGTTGTTCGTTGATCGTGCAAATCATTTCAATCCACTATCTTATAGTGAGACGATAGTTAGTACTAATCCATGCGGTGAACAAAATTTGAGTTCTGGAAATGTGTGTAATTTAGGTTCTTTGAATTTGACTCAATTTATTAATGAAACAAGAACTGATTTTGATTATGATAAATTTAAAAAATATGCGTCTTATCTTGTACGTTTTTTAGATAATGTAGCATCATTAACTAATGCTCCTCTTCCTGAATATGTGGATGCATCAAGGAAAAAAAGAAGAATAGGCTGTGGTTTGCTTGGATGGGGTAGCGCTCTTTATATGATGAAAATTCCTTTTGGGTCTACTAGAGCAGCACAAATAAGAGACAACCTTATGGAAATCTATGCTAAAGAAGTTTATATGCAATCTATTGATTTAGCAATTGAAAAGGGAATGTTTGAATATTGTATTCCAGAAAAACACGCAGAAGGATGTTTCGTAAAAAATTTGAATTTGTCGGAGGAATATACAAAAAAACTCTTAAAGTGTGGAATTAGAAATAGTAGTTTATTATCAATCCAGCCCACTGGTAACACTTCAATTTTAGCAAATATAGTATCTGGTGGCGTCGAACCTATTTTTATGCCTGAATATGTTAGAACAGTTATAGTCCCAAATATGCCAAATCATATACAAGACGTTACTCCTAAATGGTTTGAAGGAGAGTGGAACGAAACTGAAATGTTTAAGTTAAGTTACGAAGGTAATGATGAAATACTTAAAGGAACTGATAAAAACGGAACAGTTTATAAAATTGATAAAAATCGTGGCTTAACTAAAGAAGTATCATGTGAAGAATATAGTGTTAGATATCTTAAGAAATTTAATGAATGGGATGCTGATGCTGATTGGGCCAAAACTACTGTTAATTTAACTGTTCAGGAACATCTCGATGACCTAAAAGGTTTTGCTCGATGGGTAGATTCTGCAATTAGTAAAACAGTTAATGTACCATTTAACTATCCATTTGAGGACTTTAAAAATCTGTACCTCGATGCTTATAAAACTGGATACATAAAAGGTATAACTACTTACAGGTCTGGAACTATGGCATCTGTTCTTTCAGCCAAGGAAGAAAAAGTTGCTGGAGTTTGTGATGAAGAAATTATCTTGACAGATGTTAAATTACCAGATTCTGCCCCATCAACGATGAAGGTGTTAAGAGCCGAAAATAGGAAGTGGTATCTTTCAGTTGTTTGGAATGAAAATCAAACTAGACCGTTCGCTTTTTTTGTCCATACTAATAGTCCAGAAAAAAATGCATCTACAATGGATGCTGTTGAACTTCTTCTTAAGCTGGCACGAACAAAAGGTATTCCAGAGCAACATATTGAAAAAGTTGAAGAAAAAATCAGTGGCGATTCCAATACAACCAAGCTTGCTCGTTGTATTAGTTTGTTGCTTAGACATGGGGTGTTGATGAAAAACATCGTGGCAGCTTTGGATAAAGTCGAAGAAGTATACGTAAATTCTTTCTTGTTCCAAATTAGGAAGTTCTTGGCTTCTTATATTAAAGATGGTGAAAAAGTTGAAGATGAAGTTTGTATGGAATGTGATTCAAAACAAATAGTATATCAAGAAGGTTGTAAGAAATGTATGTCTTGTGGATCGAGTAAATGTGGATAAAAACTAACCAATGTAGTTTAAACCTCTGTCTGCAATAATTGATGCAAGAGATTTTGGTTTGTAATTAACTTGTTCCACGCTTACGTTAATGTGTTTTGGGTGTAGAGTTCCCTTGTCATGAGTGTGCCCATGGATAGAGTAATATCCATCGGGCACATATACATTCCATGGATAGTGGGTAAAAATGAGATTGCCTAACTGATAAGCAGCGTGAATTTCATCAAAATATAAATCTTTCAATTTACCCTTTTCAAGATCGTGATTACCAAACACCAGAATCTTATATCCTGGTAAGCTTTGCAACATATTATTGGTAATAGCTATCCCATGACGCTCAAAGGTAACATCTCCAACCCAAATGCTTATGTCGTTGGGACCGACCGTATTGCAAAAATTTTCCAATAAACAATTATTCATATGATCAGTACTACTAAACGGACGATTGCAATATCGGATAATATTGTTGTGAAAAAAATGAAGATCACTCCAAACCCAAATTTTATTTTGATCAAAGTTAGTCAAATCTTTAAAAGTTCCATTAGTAGATTTTGGTATGAAGTTTTTCCAAGGACGTGCATCCCTAGTTTGTGGGAGTGCCTTATATTTTGTGTCCGTTCGGTCACTTCGTTCCCGTTCATCGGGCGCGTTGAGATTTTGGATATATGCTTCTATTAATTTTTCATAATTCATTTTTACTATTTCCATATTTTGATTTATTAGTTTTTTCACAAAAAATCTTTGTTGCTACTTCACCTTGGATTCCAGAAAATGTATTTTCTATTATAGAGTGCATAACATAAATTTTTCCATATTTTACGACTGCATCACAAACATCTTTGCAGTCATCTCCGACCTCTGGAATAGAAACTTGCCAATTTTGCTTTAATCCTTTAAGCGCCAATATATGTCCATCACCTTTTCGATCTGGTATAACAACTTTTGGTCTAGGAGATTTATTTAGTATTTTAATTTGATCTTCGGATAGTTCGTTTCCTAGAACGGCAACTCCATTTATATGATACGCATCGAAAAATCCTTCTACTATATACAACGGATTATCTACTCTGCGATCAATTTCATCAAATCCATACATTATATTATTTCTTCCAACAGATGGGCTTTTATATTTTATTTTATCTGGAATATTGGATAAGTCTTTACCTTGATAAAAAATTAATTTTCCTTTATGGTAAAAAGGTATAATTAATCGTTCTAACCAAGTTTTAGAGTCAATAGTCCCATCATATTTAGCAGCATAAAATGTATAATCAGACAACGACATTCTGCGTTTTTCATTAAGATGTTGTTCTGCTTTAACTGCAAAAGCATCATTTGCATCGAATGTTAAATGCCTGAAAAATGTAGGCAATTGAAGTTCTTTTGGAAAGTATATGGAATCTATTTTCTTCTGTGGGGCAGATTTATCTTTTGGTTGCCCCATATCATGTAATAGGACTCTACTTATTTCTTCACCGGAAACACCAAAAGAATTTAAAATGTTCTGCATGACCTTAGATAAAGGTCCAGAAGATGGATTATAAACTGCTTTTGCTGTACAGTTAAAGCAGTGATATGAAACTTTATTGCCTTCAAATTTGAAGCCACCCCGTTTTTTGTTAGCGTGGTCGTTGCAAACGAGACATCTGACTGTATGCCAACCTGAAGGCGTTTCACTGCCTAAAGAGATGTGTGTTCGTATGATTTCTTCTAAATTATCCATAGTAGATGAATTATACGATGGATTACTGCTTTTGTCAACGTCTAGTTCTTTTAGGTTTCTTTTCGATTTCTTCTTCTTTCGTCATTCTATTTAGACGCCGTTTAATTTCGTCAGTTTCTAGCCAAAGGTCTCTGCCATCTATAACCTGTTCGATTTCTTCAGCAGTAAGAAATGGTACACAAATTTTTCTAAACATTTTATTATACCATTTATTAACTGCTTCTAGTTCGGCAGTTAGTTCATGACCTTTACCGTACATACCAGCAGAAAAATTATGAAACATCATCAAACAATGGTCGTGGATTTGAAGTTCATCACCAGACAGAAAAATTAGAGTGCCTAAAGAATGTGCAGTACTTTCTAAACTAACGACTACGTGTGCTGGAGTGTTACGGATAGCATTTATTATTTGAACCCCAGTTTCTAGATTTCCTCCTGGGGTGTTTAAATAAATGTAAATTACGTCATTTTCAGTTGCTTGCTTAATTTTATTGACCATTTCTACATATTCAATTGGATCACCAATTACACTTGATAGAAAAATAGATATTTGTTTTGATGGAATTTTTCTTTCAAAAATTTTATAACCGAATTGTTCACGTTCATTTTTTTTCTTATTTGAAGTGTCTTGACCCATATATGGCTATCCTTTTATTATTTGAAAAGTGGTGGGTTTTTCGGTTCCCAGGAAACCCACCGAAACTCGTGAAAACTATTACGCGGCTAGCGCAAAGTCTTCATGGTAAAATGCGTCGTTTGCATTTATGATTTTGCTACTTTTGATATTACTCAGTGTACGCCTACTGGGTTGCTCTTGTTGGTACATTATCATGTCCCCGTCGAATCCTGTCATCCCCGTGTCTTAAAAACTTAATTGGTGGAGATGCCGGTATATGATAACCGGGTCCGAAAACACTTTCCACAATTCGAGTTTACAACCATTTTTACTGCTTACTTATATTTATAGTAACACTGTATTAAAGAGAAGTCAATAGATTCGTTAATATACTAGTAATTTTGAGCTATTTTAGCTAATTGGTAATCAACCCAATCTAACGCTTTATTTTTTGAAAAAAAATTTTTAGAGTAAAATGGAGTTTCAGTTCCAATGTGGTAAAACGCTACATCCACACACGAATGATCTTGCCCATAAATTAAAAAAGTAATACCACGAACATTGCCAACAGTATAAATCTTTTTCATTGTTATTTCCTTACGTAATGAATAAAGTAAGCGTTATCAGTTTGGTTTCCTTCTGCAATTTGAAATTTTTTAAATTCCTGTATCGGAAACTTTTTTTCGCAATTATAATAACCTTTAACAATCGTACAATAAACATCGGTTACTCTTGGGAGAGTTTCGATGCAAAGTTTTAAACCACCTATAACAAATAAAGACTGAACTACTTCTGTATTCTCAATTTCTTTTAAGCGAAGTAACCCCAAAAATGAATCAGCTTTTATAGCCCCTAGAGGTTTAAACTCTGTATTTCTTGACAAAACAAAGCTCGTTCTTTCCCGGAGCAGGGGTCCATCTTCGCGCACCCCCCTACCTATTTTCATTTGGTGGATTTCTTCGTAAGTCCGACGCCCCATGAGAACAGCATTGTTTTTGGTTAATTCTTTAAATCTTTTTTGGTCTTTTTTAAAAATTGGTTCGTTTTTCCAAGGGATTTGGCAATCTTTAGAAAATCCCCCTTCTTCGTCTAAGGCTATGATCATGGAAAGTTTATTGATCATTTTTATGCTCCAGTACCGGATGTTATTATTTTGTTCCTTTAGTTTTCGCCCAGTTCAAATCAAGATTTTCTTTATATTCGTCATCAAAGATTAACTCAAAATCTATCTTTGGTAATTTAGAAACATCCAAGTCTCCTATGTCATATGAAAACGTTACATGTGGAGTATAGTTGTCATAATCAAAAGTAGCCGCATGTTCTTTCATCAAATTCTTGTGCCTTTTAATTAGTTCTGGACAATTAAGTTTAACAATTAAACAGTTAGTCTTTTCTTCATTTGGATCTGTTGGTGAAGTTTTCCATACAGTAAAATTTTCAGTTTTACATACATACGGTGTATCCAGTTTACCAGCAGGTTTGTAATTTGTCAAATATTTTCTACTGTATAACAATGTAACATGAAGCTTTTCTGGTTTTAGTGGTGTTGGTATTTTATTATCTTTAAGATATTTTGCTACTTTTTCTTGAGTTTCTTTACTGGCTTTAACACCAGAGTAGGTGCCTAGCTTGGAATTTTTATCGTGTTTTTCTACCAATATTTCGTTCAGAGTTACCATAAATTACCTTTCCTGTATTCAATATTTAGTGTTTATTCGTTGCAACTTTTATATAAAATTAGAACCAAGATTCAACTTCTTCTACACTAATTACCGACAGACCTTTATCTTTTGCTTTTTTTACCTTACCAGAATTAGAATTGGGATCAGCCGCAACAACGTGTGTTACTTCTTTGGTTACACTGCTTGCCACTTTCCCACCATTTTCAATAATCTTTTCTTCTAGTTCAGCAGACCTGAAGCCAGTAAAAACAAAGCATTTGCCAGTTAAAGTTCCTTCGATAGCCATAGTAAACTCCTTAAAAGTAATATAATTAACAAGTTCTGCAACGAATTCTCTATAAGCGGCATATCCATTAATAACGCGATTAGCCGTCTTTGCTTGAAAACCTTCTACGCCTATGATTCGATTAAAATCAGTAAAAATAGTTTCATCACCATTGGAAGCCTCGAATAATTTCTTAAGCTTCTTACGACCAACACCACGCCCAAGATATCCGGTCGCAGCCATTAGGATGTGTTTTTCAACACCATTAAACTTAACAAGCATTGTCTCATAAATCTTTGAACCATTTTCACCAAGAACTGACCGCAATTCACTCTCAGTCATCTTTATAATCTTCATAGGTGAATTGTAACTAGCTTCAAATAATTTAACTAAGCTACCTTCACGTATGCCAGCGATGTCCAATGTAACGAAAAAGAATTCTGTACGTTCAAGTGCAATAGTTGGATGGTCGCTCAACAGAAAAGCATCAACCATAGTATCAGTCCACGTCCATTCACCGATTGCATCCAGTTGGATTTTGAACCATTCATCATAATTCTCGACAGTGGCTGATTCGATAACTTCGGTGATAAAAGGAATAACATCTCCGCTTCTAGTTATTCTAATTTTTGAACCTTTCCCAATATGGTTTGAGTAAATAAACCAAGCATTAAACCCGGTTGCGTAGGTGACAGTTACGCCTACTAATTCAATAGGTTTAATTTCAATTCTAGGTTTAAGATATCCATTCTTGGAAACCCCCCAATGCACGGCTACTACTTCCGCTACTGCCATATTAGAACCGTCTGCAACCTTATATTTGCGCGCATACTCAGGTTCTAGTGTTTCTGTAGAAGGCTTCAAAGATTCACGAAATTCTTTATTAAGAGCTTCGATAACCAATCCATCAATTTCATATGGTGAATGTTCACGCGCTGTTACCAGATGTTCAGTTAGTTTATCTTCAGAAAAATCAACGCCTCGCCAAATTGAATAAACTGGTTTTTCAAAACCATTTTCATCTAAACTAACGAATTGATCATTTTTAGAAGATTTAGCATTGTTCATTATTTCATACGCAACAACAGATAGTTCCTCTAGAACGGCTGAGTTGCTAATAGATGCGTTCATTAATCCGGCTACCAAGTTACGCGGATTTTTGTAGGTGCGTTTAGCAATTTGTTGAACTTTTTCAAATTTGTCTTTACGAAGAATAATTTCGGCACGAACGGCTCGAATGCCTTTCGTTACCGTTTTTGGAAAGTTCATCTGCTTTAAGTGACGAGTAATATCAGCACCTTCGACCCCATCGCCACGAGTAAAGGCTGCGGAAAACTTTCCATTAGCATCATAGACTAGTTCAACACTGTTACCGTCAAGTTTGTCAGAAATAAAAACAAAATCGTCATTCAAACCACACTTTGTAATCCATTTATGAACTTCACCTTCATAAGCTTGTTTCAACCCACCCATTGGATAAGGAAGTGGTACGGCGACTGTGCCACGAACGTTACTGCCAACTACTGCTGTAATGTCCTCTTCTGGTGAAGACAATGTAATATAGCGTTCTATTGTATCGTATTGTTCATCGGTAAGAATTGGCTGTCCGCTATTGTAATAAGCATTTTTAGCAGCCATTGCTAGATTAACTAGATCATTGATATCGCAATCTTCTAGAGTTGTGGTGTCCAAAAGAAAAAGTTCATTGCGAAGCTGAATTGCATCAATTTCAACGAAAACGTCATTCATTTATAATACTCCAAGAATTATCGACAGGTTGTATTTTACTCTAGATTTACTATGGTGTCAAGGTAATAATTGGATGGTAGTAAACTATTTTAAATTGTTGTTCAAGTGTATTAAATAAAGCAGATGCTCTTGCCTCTTTGTATATCTTCCAAGCAGGTGATCTTGCCTCATCGAATATCTTCAAAGCAGATGCTGTTGCCTCATCGTATATCTTCAAAGCATGTGCTGTTGCCTCGTTGTATATCTTCAAAGCAGATGCTCTTGCCTCATCGAATATCTTCAAAGCAGATGCTGTTGCCTCATCATATATCTTCAAAGCAGGTGCTGTTGCCTCATCATATATCTTCAAAGCAGGTGCTGTTGCCTCATCATA